TGAAAGTTCCAGAAAGGTCATTATTTATACTTCAAGAAATTGGTTGTAAAGTAACTCAAAACGAGTTTATTACAATTAAAATTCATGATGGTTTATATGATGAATCAAATAAGTTTTATTTTATGTCTGGTCAAAAAGAAACTAGATTAAGAACCCACTTACCATTATTGATGCATCAAGCAGATCATATGGCTGCTCAAATTGAATTTGAATTATGGAATAGTGCAACAAATGCTGTTCCTAAATCAAATAAACCTAAAAATGCTAGTAAGGGGGATAAAACACTTAGAGCAGCTAAAAAAGTAAATACAAAAAATAACCCAAAATTAGCATCAGCAACATTAGATGTTATAGATTCATTTTTTAAAGATTAACGATGATTACACTTAGTATTATATTAGCAATAATAATAACAGCTGCTTTTTTTATTATTAGAAATTTAATTATAAAAAACGAACGTTTAGAAGATTTTATTTCTAAACAAAGCGAAGCTATTATTGCCTGTGATAAAAGATTAAAAGAAATCGATGATAAAGGTATATTTTATGCTGATGATCAAATTGGTTTCTTTTTTAAAGAAGTACAAAAAATTCAAGAAGCACTAAATGAATTTACACTAAAATAATCCCTAAATGTCAAATGAAAAAATTAAAGAGCCGGCTACTACCGGTTCTCTTACTCCCGAACCCGTTATTAAAAAAAAACGAGGCAGAAAACCCTCTAAAAAACAATACTTTACATTAGATGTAGATTTAGCTATACAGGAATATTTAGCATCATCCAATCAAGCGGAAAGAAATGAAATTTATCGTTCTCGTATAGCATATGCTTTTTATAAATTAGCAGAAAATTTAATCCATACATTTAAATTTTATTATACAGAGGTAGAATCATTAGAAGATTTAAAACATGAGGTGTGTTGTTTTTTCTTGGAAAAACTAGATTATTGGAAACCGGAAAGAGGTACTAAAGCATTTAGTTATTTTTCTATTGTAGGTAAAAATTATCTTATATTATATAATAATAATAATTATAAAAAGAAAAAACAAAAAGCAGACCCATTAGCTGCTGATGAAGATGCAGGGGTATTACGTCAGTTAGGTAGAGATGATCGTAAACAAGATATAAAAGAGTTTATAGATTATTATACTGAATATGTTGATAAACATATGTTTACTTTATTTAAGAAAGATCATGATAGAAAGGTATGTGATGCTGTAAATGTACTTTTTCAACGTAGAGAAAACTTAGAAATATTTAATAAGAAAGCATTATATATTTATATAAGAGAAATGACAGGTGTAGAAACTCCAGTAATTACCAAAGTAACAAAAGTACTTAAAAAACTCTACAAAAAACTTTACACTGAATATACCGAAACGGGATATGTAAAAATCTAGTTTTTTCCATATTTATAACAAAATAGTATGGATCCATTAAACCAAATATTATTTGATGATAAATCTTTTAGTGATTTATTAAAAGAAATTCATGGCAATCAAAAGAAAAAAGCCAAACAACTAGCCCAACTTATTGCTGAATTACGTCCTTTAGTACAATCGTTAGGTGATGCTACTGTTGTAGTTCCACTTATAAAAGAATATATGGAAATTAGTGTTAAAAATGATGACGCCTTATTAAAAATGGCAGCTATAGTACAACGTTTATCTACAGGTAATATAAACTCAGGTGATGGTGGATTATTAACAGAAGAAGAAATGGCTCAACTTCAAGATTTAACTGAAGAAATAGCTAAGACTGTTGAAGAACCCAAACAATTAGATAAACCTAAAGAATAATGGGATATAATATTAATTCAGGAGTAGCAGGAGGGGCTGGTGGAGATATTCTACAATCTACATTAGTACCAGTTAGGGTAACAGATATTATATTGGATGAAACTCATCCTAGATGGCAATCCTTAGGTGGTTGGGATTCTTTAGGTACTATATTTTACACTGGAGTAAATGAATCTAATTCTACTAAAAAACCAGATTTTAATAATGCTGCTAGACCTTTATTCTCTAATTTAAAACAATATCCCTTAAAAAATGAAATAGTTTTAATAGTAAAAGCTCCAAATAGAAGTGTTTATGGTTTAAATAAAGGAGAAGATACATATTACTTGCCTAGTGTGAATATTTGGTCTCACCAACACCATAATGCTTTACCTAGTAAAAGATCAGTAGAAGATACATCAACAAAACAAGACTATAAACAAACAGAAAATGGTATTATTAGACAAGTTGAGGATGGAAATACGGATATAAATTTAGGAAATTATTTTAATGAACAAATTAATATAAAACCATTATTACCATTTGAGGGAGATTATATAATAGAGGGTAGATTTGGAAATTCAATAAGGTTTGGGGCAACAGCACCAGGTCCTAATGATTGGTCTATAGATAGTCAAACTGGAAACCCTATTACTATTATAAGGAATGGTCAATCAAATGAATTAGATAATAAAGGATGGATTCCAACTATAGAAGATATTAATAGAGATGATTCTTCTATTTATATGACTTCTAACCAAAAAATATCTTCATTAGCAGTAGCTTCATTAAACTTCCAATCATATGGGGCTGAAATAGAAGAACCAGAAGACCCATTAACATCTTTAGTGGATGTACCAATTAAAACAGTTAAATTACCAGAGCCCGCTCCAATTTCTAACCCACAAGAAATTGAACAGGAATCTAATACCCAAGATTTAGATGATACACCTCCTAAACCCGAAGAAACAACTACGGAAGAAACAACTACAGTAGAAGAAACGGATTCACTTTCTTTCTTCGATGAAATGACAAGTTCGGGACAATCAGACCCAGATGATTTCGTAGAATATAATGTAGTTCATGAAAATACAGGAATATCAGGAACGGATGAAACCGATGAAGATGCAGAACAGGAGGGAGAAAGTGATCCACCTAATAATGAAGCAATAGAACAACATGAACAGGAAAAAAAGGATCTTAAGGAAGGAAAAAAACCAACACCTACTGTAAAAGATTCGTCAATATATCCTTATACTTTAACTAATAAATCTGGAAAACAAGTAACACTACAGGCACCAAAATTATGGAATAGTTTAAAAGGTAATATAGGTCCCAAATCTAGTAGAGTTAAATATTTAATCCTTCACACAACAGCCGGAAACATTAAAGGCACAGCTGTAGATGTTATGAATGATCATTTTTATAATAAAAAATGGAATACAGGTGGTTATCATTATATGATTCAATCAGACGGAAAAGTAACACAATGTTATCAAGATTCTGTAACCACTAATGGAGCTAAAGATGCAGGAAATTATAGATGTATGCATATCTCATGGATTGGGGGTTTTGATTTTAAAGAAGGAGGTAATAAAATAACAAAAGGTCAAGCTATTACACTAGTTGAAATGATTAAATTCTATTGTAAAAGATATCCCGATATATTAGTATTTGGTCATAACCAATTTTCAGCAAAACTTTGCCCTTGGTTTTATGTTCCTAAAATGATGTCAGAATTAGGACTAACAAAAAATATGGGTTTAACAGACCCCCAATGGAAACTTAATTTAAATGCATTACCTAATTATCAAAAAGTAGCACAACAAATAGCACAGGGAAATTTTCCTTTATTAGATTTAAAATAATATGAGTTACGTACCAGAACAACCACATATATACCAAGGAAAACAAGTAATAATTAACTCAGATAGATTATTATTTAATGCTAAAACAGATAGTATATTATTATTTTCGAATAAAGTTATAGGTTTTAGTACTAATGGTAGTTTTCATTTTGATACAGGTAATTTAGATGGAAATAAGTTTGTAGTAAATGCTCCAGATATTTATTTTGGATTAGAAGGAGATAAATACCCAACAGAACCTGCTTTATTAGGAAATAGAACAGAAGATTATATTAATGATTTATTGGATATGATAGATGATATACTTAATGTACTAATAGGACAATATACCTTAGTAGCTCCTCCTGTAGGTCCGTGTGCTCCCTTTCCAGGTAATCAAGGAGCTTTTGCAAACGTTCAAACCCAAATAGCAGATTTAAGATCATCTTTAGAAGATATAAAAAGTAAAAGAATAAAATTAGTATAAAAATGTCAGTAGCAGGACCAATAAGAAGTATATTACAACAACAAGATAGAGCTTTATATCAAGTTAAAAAACAAATTAAAGAACAAGGAAGTAAGGCTGTAATTAAGGTTAGAGAAAAAATACCTTCAGAATCTGAAATTAAATCTAAATTTAAAACCCAAGCTAGTGCTGCTTTATGTAGTGTTAATGGTTTAGCTAAATCAGAAAAAGCTTATAAAAAAATTAAAAGTTTAATAGATAATTTAAAAAAAATAATAGATGGAGCTGAAAAAGCACTTAATAAAATAAAATCAATATGTGATAAAATATTAGCAGCTATTCAGAAAATATTAGGAATTCTAACAACCCTAGCAGGATTAATAACAGTATTAAGTACTGTAGTAAAGGTAGCTAAAGGAGTATTATTAGCTTTAGGTTCAGTCTTTTTTCCACCACCAACAGGGGGTGTTTTAATAGCACCAGGAACGGCAATATTTTTAAAAGAAAAATTAGATGATGCTAGGGGTTTAATAGAAGTAATAAAAGCAACTGTTAATTCATTTCCTAAATTATTAGAAAAATATACATCTAAAGCTAAAAAATACTTAGGATATATTGCAGCAGCTATAGCCGCTTTAATAGCTGTAAAAAATATATTAAATTTTATAATGGGTTTACTAGAAGCTCTATACTTAGGAATGCTATCTCAATGTGGGGCTTTTAGTGCTAATAGTGATCCCGTAAATGCTAATGGTGATGTAAATACTGATAATGTAGGTAACTTTGAAACACCTGAAGAGTTTTTAGATAACTTAGGATTTAACCAAGATAATATTAGTAGTGGAGCTGATCCTTTAGATTATTCAGATTCATTAGCAGATTACTATGAAGACCAGTTAGCTATATTACAAGCTCAAGGCAATACTGAAATAATAGAAAAAATATACAACGCTAATTTCCAAATGCTTGGATTTAGACGTTATAAAATTTAATTTAATTATATTTATAATAAAACACAAATAAAATGAAAGCAAAAACATTTGAAAACTTAATTAGAAAAGTAGTTAGGGAAGAAATTGATTATGCGTTACGTAGAGAAATTAAATCACTAAAAGAGGATTTACGTGATGAATTAAAACCAGTAATTATAGAACATAAAGAAAGAATGGTTGAAGTTCCCGAAGCAACTAAAAATTCCTTAAAAGAAAAAATAATGGGTAAAAAACCTATTAAATCACGTCCAAAACAACATTTTTCAGGAGATAATACATTAAATGATTTATTAAATGAAACAGCACAAGGAGATACAAATACACAAACAGCTATGGCTCCCATAAGTGATCCTTTTAGTGCTGCTGGAGCAATACCAACGGAAGCAATGCCCACCCCCTTACAAAATGTTGTAAATAGAGATTATAGTAGTTTAATGAAAGCAATAGATAAGAAAAAAGGATTATAATAAATGGCAAATGTAAGGAATTATATAAGAATTAACCCTCTAGATTTAAATAAAAATGTAGCTATAGGGGTAGCCTTTCCTTTTAATGCCGATGGGGTTTTTAATCAAACCTTTACTCAAAAAGAACAAGTAAAAAGTAATCTTATAAATGTATTATTAACAGAAAAAGGAGAAAGAGTAAATTTACCTAATTTTGGGGTCGGTTTAAAAAATTTATTATTTGAAACAAATATAGATACAAATGTATTAGAAGATAGAATAAACACCCAAATCCAACAGTATATTCCAGAAATAACTTTAATATCTGCTATTGTTACTTTTTCACCTGATGAACACATTTTATATATAAAAATAACATATAAGTATAACCCATCTAATGAATTAGATGCTATACAATTAAATTTTAATGCACAAAGATAATGGCTTCATATTCTAAAGTATCAAATAAATCTCAAGATAAAGATGTTAAGTATTTAAGTAAAGATTTCAATTCATTTAAATCGCAATTAATTGAGTTTACTCAAAATTATTACCCTAATACATTTAATGATTTTAGTGAAGGATCTCCGGGCATGATGTTTTTAGAAATGGCTGCTTATGTAGGTGATGTTTTATCTTTTTATACAGATACGCAATTAAGAGAAACATTTTTACTATTAGCACAAGAAAAAGAAAATATATATAATATAGCATATGCTTTAGGATATAAACCTAAAGTAACAACTGCGGCTTCCACTAACTTAGATATATTCCAGTTATTACCTTCTAAAATAGTAAATGGAGTTTATAAACCTGATTTTAATTATACATTAACAGTAAATGAAAACTCACAGTTTTCATCTACTGATGGTATAAGTTTTTATACAGAAAATCAAGTTAACTTTGGTTTTTCATCATCATTTGATCCTACAACTATTAGTATATACCAATATGATGATTCAAGTAATCCTGAATATTATTTACTAAAAAAAACAACCCAAGCAGTATCCGCGGATATTAAAACCCAAACATTTACAGTAGGAGCTCCTGAACAATTTAGAACATTAACATTATTTGATACTAATATTATATCTATAGAGTCTGTAATAGATACAGATGGTAATAGATACGATGAAGTACCTTATTTAGCTCAGGATACAATTTTTGAAGAAATAGAAAATACAGGGGCTAATGATCCTGATTTGAATAGTTTTAATAAACAAACACCCTATCTTTTAAAATTAAAAAAAGTACCAAGAAGATTTGTAACTAGATTTAAAACGGATAATACTTTAGAACTACAATTTGGGGCAGGTATAAGTGATAAATCAGATGAAGATATTATTCCAAATCCTGATAATATAGGTTTAGGAATAAAAGATGGAAGAAGTAAATTAGATACAGCCTATGATCCATCTAACTTTTTATATATAAAAACTTATGGTCAGGTACCCTCAAATACTCCCCTTACAGAAACATATTTAGTGGGGGGAGGTATAGAATCAAAT